AATTGATCTCGCAGTTCAAGTTCTCGACTGCGTTGTCGTTCTGCCTTTATCACAAGGACCAGCAGAAGCCCGAGCGTAAGCCGGAGCATCTGGGTATGCAACTCTTTCCTCGACGTGTCATGGTCCGTCTGAGGTGTTGGTGTGAACGCCACTCGAAACATAAGGACGCCGTTATGAACACGGTGCTTCAAGGGTTTAAGAGAGGCCTCATGCCAATGGACCCCTTGGGTCTGGAAAAAGGCATGTTGGACTTGGAGAAGGATCTTGGAACTTTTCACGACGTCGATATCGAGATTCTCGATGACATCGAGGAGAAGACTGAGGCCATCCTCGAGGGCTGGGAGTTCGGTGATTGGGAAAAGGAAAAGGTAGACGAAAGTCTAGCACAAAGTACTAAATCCACAGTAGATTCGACATATTTCCAAGGTGGAAATGTTGGATTCGCTCAAACCGAAGTTCATAGCTTATCAACTACTGATCAAGATCAGCGCTTGGTCGACCACGCTCTAGCTTTTCCGGACTTTATCGGTTATGTTCGCTCTTTTTCTCCGAGTGAGGGATTATCAGATCCAATCCCGGTCTATTCTCGGTGGCCTATCTTTCTGAAAGATGTCCTTCGAACATTTCCCGACGTCCTCTTTCCTCGCAGTCAGACGTTTACACTTAAAGAAGGTGTACCGTCTCTTGTTTGCGTTCCCTCGTGTATCCTTGAACCAATGAAAGTCCGAGTGATCACGAAACCGGCGACTGGCATGCATGTCCGTATGCACAAACTCCAAAAGTCGCTGTGGCGGTATTTGAAGAACCATTGGACAGGTTTCTTCAAACTGATTGGTACGCCCTTCGAACTCAATCATCTGGACCCTCTGCTTGAAGGGTGGTTTGCGGGGGAATTCTTCTGTTCTGGAGATTTCTCTGCGGCTACTAACAAGCTTTTTGGATTGGTTTCAGACGCTATCGTGAAGATCATCACTTCGCGTTTTCTGTTTCGTGATCCCATTCTCTGTGAGAACGTTCGTCAGAGTCTCACCGGATTGACTGTACTGTCTTCCCGGATGAAATTCCCGAAGTACGAACCAGAATTGAACATTTTCAACGCTTTTGAGCCGGATTTGAACGATTTTGAGCAGAGAAACGGACAATTGATGGGACATGTGATATCCTTTCCTGTCCTTTGCATCGCGAACTGTATCGCGTACTGGCGCTCCCGTGAAGCAGTCCTTGGCCATGAACTGGCTCTGAACCAACTTCGCCGCCGTTTTCCTGTATTGGTCAATGGCGATGACATCCTTTTCAGGTGTGATCGCCATACCTACCAGGTTTGGCAGCAAGAGGTTCGCAAGTTTGGTCTAATCCCGTCTGTGGGGAAGAATTACTTCTCCCAAGACTACTGTCTGATCAACAGTCGTCTAGTCAGACTAAGGACGAGATTTACCTACTTGGAAGGGATCCGCGCGGAACCAGAATAAGTTCCCTTTGTGAACTTTGGTCTTTTGACCGGTCGTCGGAAGAACGACTGCTCGGAAGATCTGCGAACAGTGACCGGCGGAGTTGACATC